TTGAAATATTCATCACCATCTTTTGTTTCGCCTAAGCCAATATTAGGATTAGCAAAGGATTTGCCTTTGTATTCCGGCATAGATTTTGCTTTCTCTACTTCCCCCATGAGGAACGCTTTGAATTTTTCGGTTTCCTCTGCTTCAAGCATCAATTTGATTGTCAAACCTATTTCTTGTCCTTCGTAGGTTTCAGGTTTCCGCAAGTGCGGGTACATTGCTACACCTTTAGTAGTTGTATAAATTTGTCTTTTTGCCAATATTAGATACTCTCCATTTCTTTTAAAATTTGTTTGATTTCATCCAGTGCATCTTTTTTCATTTGAATTGCCTGTTCGTAAGCTTCATAGGCAGACAGCAGGCGTAAACGTGGATCACTTTTCGCACATACTTCCTCAATGTTATCTTGTTCGGCTGTAGGTAAACTGCAAGTTTCCTCAGTATTAGAAATAATTTCCAGGTTCTTCGGAAGCATCCACCACCCATTGTCTTTTTCTAGAATACTGCGACAGTTGTGTCCATCGAAGTCCTCAAAAGCAACTGCTATTGTGTCATCAGTATCGACATACTTCACTTCACCTATTAAACCTTTAGGGTCACTAGCAATAGCCTTTACTTTCATACCTACTTTAAAATCATGTACTGTTAACATTTTTATCATCCTCTTTCTTTATTATTTCCCGGTAGAACCAATACCGCCGGAACCACGTTTAGTGTCCTTTAGTTCCTTAACGACCTTAAAAACTACATCTTCATTCTTTTTGATAAGCATTTGTGCGATACGGTCGCCATGAAACAAACGGCATGGGTAGTCTGCTGTGTTATCAACGATTAAACATAATTCGCCTGTATAATCACTATCAATGATACCAACACCATTACCAAGTCTAAGACGGCTATGTGCACCAACTGAAGACCTTAAGTAAATCTCTGCATGGTAGCCTTTAGGAATACCAAGAGCGTAACCAAGCGGTACAATAGTGCTCTGCCCATGTGGTAAATAATGTTCCCCACAGACAGCAAGGTCATAGCAAGCCGCTTCTTCGGTCTTACTTTCAGGCAAAACTGCATCAGGCTTTAGAACCTTGATGTCGATTGTAAGTGCCTTAGTTTTCTTTGAAGCTGGAGTTGCTGTAATTTCTCTCACCTCCTTTCAGTTAAACAAAAAGTGAGGTCAGAGTTTGTCGACTCTTTCCCCACTATCTGTGACGCTTAGATAAATTCAATTTGAAAATCTTTAGTATCTTTTGGTAGATATACTTTTGCAGGTTTACCACATTTTTGAGCAAGTCTAGCAAGCGCAATTTGGAAACCTGTAATGGAGTCGAAGGTGTCATCAGGGCTGCAAGAGGCAGATGCTTTTACTTTTTCGCCATCTTTAATGAGAGTAAGAATGATTTTATTACCTTCACGCTGTCCTTCAAGTTTTTGTTCGTTTAGTGCTTTCAGCTCTTTTATGTCTTCTGCACAGCGTCTTTGCAAACTATAATAAAGAGCATCAAAAAGGTCTTCGTTAAGCTTCTTTTGTAATCCATCTAATACTGAGTCTTTTTCATCAATAATGGATAATTCCTCACAGCTCCAAAGGTGTTCTTTGTCCCAGTAAAAACGCTTGCCACGACTAAATGGGCGTATTTTACAAATACCTGCGAGGGGTTTATCCCACTCAACTTGCAAATAACGATCAGTGACCATGATTACCGTACCTACACCTAACTCTTTATGTTTAACCCGGAGTCCAACTTTGATTTCCTCAGGGTCAATTCCTTTAAGAGGTGCTAAGTAACTACACAAGGTATACCAGCGCCCTCCACCATATTTTTGTTTGGATAGGTCTTGAACGAAAACAGTATTGTCATTGTTGTTCCATAATACCTGTACTACAGCGCCCTGTTTAAAGAAAGGTACTACGTTTACTTTTACACGGTATTTTTGACCAACTTCAATATCAATTACTCTCATGGTTATCTACCTACCTCTCTCGGGTTAATAGTTTTACCTTCAAGACTCTCAACGAGCCATTTTGCGTAGTCTTGGATTTTCTTAGCTTCCTTAAGCTCTCCTTCGCCATCCTTACGTCCTATACGACACGTATATTTGATGATATTACCACGCAGGTAACCACGAAATGCTTCGGGTGTCATATTGGCTTGCATGGTTTCTATTGGTTGATGTAAGGTGTCGTAGTGTGCGTTGCTAACTTGTGCGTAAGCATTAAGACTGCATAAGTTAATAAACCTCCAATCATCCTGAGGATACCTTCTTTCTCTTTTTTCTTTATTAGGGTAGTAGAAAGAAGGACAGTCTGATCCATCATCACATCTGAGTTCGACTATTTCACCCCTTTCAAGCCAACCAGAACCATTATCATCATCCATATCATCACGGACGACAAACAGCCGACCTCCTTGCTCAATATACCTTTCAAAGTCTTGTCTGTTCATAATTACTTAATTCCTCCTTAGGTTTTCTTTTAGGAGACTTTAAGGAACCATATAGGTTATAACTAATAGTAGTTATATTTATAAGACAATCTATAAATAATACCCTTAGTAAAACTATCAGGTAATCTTTAAGTTACCTTATGGTTCCTTTCTCCAATATCTGTGACACTTTCTACCACAGGACATTTGTCACGAGAAGATGTACTTGCTATCTAAAACTATATTGATGTCTAAATCACCTTTTTGGGGTGGTTTAGGTAATTTCTGAGTAGTCAAGAGACTCATATCATTTCTGAAATTTTCCAAGACATCATTTTCGGTATACATCGTGATAAAAGATTGTCTTACAATCTCATACATTTTCTGTGCTTGTGCTAAAGGTGCGCCATAGCTATCATGTATCATTGCGAAATGTTTGATATTTTGGTCTACACAACTACAAACTGTCAACTGAAGATGTGCGGCGTCCATGCTATGAATGAAATTAGGTGCTATACCTGATGCTTGTTTACGTTTGTCAATGTCCCCTGTTGCGGTGTTATCATATAAACGCAGTCGCTTTCCAGCACACCGTACCATAACGGTCGTAGACTTGACTTCCATGTACGATTGCTGAACGAGTAAGCCCATTGGTGTAATCCACGACACAACCTGTTTGTCTTTGGTAACAGCTTTTGCACAATCTTGTAACCATTTCATACCCTCTACAGCTTTAACTACGGTCGTACCTACAGCATCCCATACTAATTTAGCTAAGTACCGAGCCGCTTGGTTCTTACTGTCTGCAAAAATAGAAGCTTCAGCTTTAGCATCAATATCAGGTTGAATAGTATCTACCAAAATTTGATCTCGAAATCCATATTCCTTAGAACCATATGCAAGAGTCATAACAGAGCGTTTTGTTACCTTTCGGGTAACCCCAAAGGCTAACCATTGTTGAGCCAAAGTCCTTGTACCGTATTTAAGGTAACTATTACCCTCCTTGTCTTCCGCATCTTCGTCTGTAGTGCCAGTTCGGGCATCTTCTTTTAGCACCTCATTGACTTTTGCGGCGACAATAGCATAAATATCATTAGGTTTATTTGAAGGTACGAGGTTTACCGCCTGTCCACCAATAGGGTCTCTAAGTATTGCACTGAAGTGCTGAAGCCCTGAGCACGTACCATCAAAAGCTACATTGATACCTGTAGTAAACCCTATGATGCTACCGTGTTCCTTGATATATTCCTTAGCTTTTTTATATTCAAAACACCAAGCAAGGAATTGACAGGGGGAGTCTTGTTCTGCCCACCATAAGTTCCCTAACGGTTCCTTCGCAGACATTAAAATCAAATGCTCATTATCCAGTACCCACTGCTTGCGGTCATCATAGCTGACTTTATCTACACCAGCTAAATTAGCTCCTTCAATAAGTAACCAGTCCCAGCAATTCTCGTCTTCACAAGCTGGTGCGTCTGCAAATAAGATCAGTG